TGTACTACGAGGCTCCACAATCATTCATCGATGTTTTAACTCCAGCATCAACTAACGGCGGTGCTTGGTGGAGAAACAGATGCTTAGAAAAATACTCAGAAAAGGAGAACGCATAAATGGGGTACACACATTACTGGAAATTCAACGAGGAACCATCGGCTGAAAAGTTCGTTGAGTTCGTTGAAGGGGTCAAGCAGATAACTGCTACCGCTGACGAAGCGGGAATCCCAATCGGAGAAGAAAAGTACGAATCCAATTATGTAAGTTTCAATGGCGTAGGACTTGGAGCGCATGAGACTTTCTATATCGGACTACCCGTTGGCGATGAGAGATACGATGACGGATTCTGTAAGACTGCTGAAAAGCCTTACGACACAGCCGTGACCGCATCTCTAATCCTTGCTAAGAAAATCTTCGGCGGGGCAATCAGTATCCGAAGCGATGGCAACTGGTCTGATTGGGAGGGTGGGCAACTGCTCTATGAATCGGTATTCAATGTCCAACCTGAGAGCGTCTTAGCGTGAGCGACGAGATACTCAATGACCTAGTGGATGAGTATGGCAAGGGGATTCTCTCGTCATCTCATCCACATACAGGTTTAACTTTGAGGCAATGTCAGATTTTGTATAACAAGTACGGGCTTGAAAAAGGTACTGAGGTAATCAAAAGGTGGAAGAAGTTAAACGCTTTGAGAGACCTTAAGTAAATCTGCGACTGTAATCGTGAATCCCTTGGTTGAATACTCAGGGCGATTCATCTCTCGCCTTACCCCGTAAAACGCAACTGCCTTGCTAACTCTTTCGGTAGGTACTGTTAGAACAGAATCTTCGAGGATGAATGACCAATGGCTCGCCTTGGTCGTACTGATACCCGATGCGTACCAGCAAGCAAGGACATCTGACCAGCACTCGGTTTCAATATAAAGATTGCCTGTTTCTTTCCAGCGCCTATCTCGCTTAACTTCGACTGTTTCAATCGGTGCGGTTAATAGTGAATTGACTATAACCTCGCCCTCTTGCCCAAAGCGTAAATCTAAATCCCAATCAGAGCGACTCATAATGTTCCCCATTGATTTGATTGCCCAATAGATATTGGCGCAATGTTTTGAATAACTGAACGGTTTTCGTAGAGCGCTAATAATATCGCTTCAGCGCGGTCAGGAGAAGCAACGCCTCGTTTCTTCATGTCTACCTTCGACTCGATAACAACTCGACCTGAAGCATCCGATGTATATGTTGGACCTGCCATTTGAGATAGCACGAACCTATCTACATTTAATCGAATGTCCTGTTTGCCGTCTTTAGGTTGAACCATCTGCCGAGCGTTCCACCACATCTCTGCTCTTTGATTCTTGAACTTGGCTTGGTCTTTAGGTTTCTCGGCTACATTGACTGCGATGATGTCCGCGGGTAACTGGCGCTCCTTGACCCATCTGTCCAACATGGAGACAACGCCCCAACCTAATCCGATGGTATCGACTTTGACTCGAACTCTGTCCCGTACTTCTCTCTCTTGATGAATCTTGATACAGGCTTCAACCTCTCGCATTACTACACCAGCGACATCAACTGCGTTAGCATTTTGCTTACCCGATGAGCGATGAACGATGCTTACTGCTCCGCCATCTAATCGAGCAATAACAAATTCATCTCCACCATCTGAAGCAATATCAACTCCAAGTTTAATTATCTTTGATTCAATCGGCTCTTCATTCTCTGTTGCCATCTCAGCCCACGCGAACGGAATGACCTTGCCTGTACTCGACTTAGGGAACTGCGCCATGACACGGGCTTCGACGAATGGAGAATCCTCACCGAATTCAGAAATGACATCAGCAACCCATGTTTCATCAACGAGGTGCGTTCTCACTTCATGCGCTTCAATGTAATCAGGACATGAGCGACATCTGCCAGTTGGCTCACCCGTAAAGTTTGGTGTGTCATAAGCGCTAATCGGAATGATGTTATAGAGCGGACTCGAACAGATTCGCTCGAACCAAGTTTGCTCTGTATCTGTTGGTGGGTTACCAAGTACGAGAAGTTTGGTATTGCCACCCGTCATAAGAGATTCAAGCGCTCCGCCGATTGTGTCGGATAAACCTCCAGCCTCATCAACTACAACGAGCAAGTTAGGTGCGTGGATACCCTGAACCGCTGTTTCATCATGAGCGCTTGGACTAAATCCGTATCCAACTACGGTGCCATTTATTTTCCATTGAACTGTATCGGCTTCCCCAGGCAGGTTATGTTTAGCATGAACTCTTCTAATATGCGGCCACATAATGTTTCGAACTTGTCGATGTGTAGTCGCTGTTGTAATTGCTACGGCTGTACCTGCGGGATGTGTAGATAACCACCACGCTACCGCTCTCGCGGCAAGGTGAGATTTCCCAGGCGCGTGACAAGCGGGAACTACTGTTCTTTTATTTAATGTTAATGAAGTCAGAATCTCTTTTTGTTTACTCCAAAGAGTTTCGCCTAATCCTTGCTCAACGAATCCAACGGGGTCGTTCTGCCATCTAGCCCAAGGGTTATCTAACTCAGCATCAAGGATGACCAGTAAAGCGTGACGCTCTTCAGGTGTGAGCATGGCAAGCAACTCGGCTTGCTTCATTGAATCACTTTCGAGGAACTTATCGAGAAGTCTCTCGGTCATGGCTTAAGCGCTCTTTGTCTTACGGGACTCGAGGACTTTGGCTATTTTCTCTTGAAGTTCTCCCATGGTGACTGTAACTCTTACCTCTGACACGGAATGAGATAGAACTTCTTGCTTATCTATCCGACCAAAATCTTCAGGGACTTGACGCTCTAACCACCAAGCGGATGCTTTCCAATCTCCTTGACTCGCCGCACTTGATACGACTGCCACCTTTTTAGCGATTGCTTCTGCTCGCGCCCGTGTAAGAGACTCCAAAAAATTCAAATATATTTTCTCCTCGGGTTTAGGTTTAGCATCAGGAAGCGTCGCCAACCTATCCCGCTCTACCATTCCACGGCTCATCCAGTTATAGAAAGTGGACTCAGCAATGTTTACCATCGCTACCGCTTTGTTTACTGGCAAGCCAAGCACAATCAGGTTCAGCAATTCTTCGCGCCTAACATCATCAAGGAGAACCGTTGTTCCTTTAGGTCGCCCCTTGGGTTTAGCGGGTTGCTTCTTTACTACTGCCGTTGCCACTAGAACTCCTGCCCTATGTACCAAAATCCTAAGTCGATACTCCAATGGTATTTATCGATTGAGAAACCAAGGGCGAATCCACTCACGCGTCCCCAAGCAAACCAGTACCGTCCTATTTTCTTTTCCATGTCTTTATTCTACCTCGGTTGTACAAGCCTCAATGGGTATAAATAATAACTCAGCAATATCTTTCCAACCATAAATTGAATTAGCCCATTCGTTTAAGTCCTCTGTATGAACTCGCATCGAGTGTTCGCCTACTCGGATGGTTGTACGACCCACAGGAATATGCCCAGGCTTAGATTTTCCCCCACCCAAGATTTCGGCAACCTCTTCAGCAGTAAAGCCTGTTCCCTTCAAGCCCGTGCTGGTTAGAAGTTTGTTTAACTCCTGCGGGTCGTAAGTTGCCAAGTCAGAGGTTCGGTTATCGACGATAAGAATTTTAATCTCCTCCACATCATCGACATCGACCCAATGAACGGCAATCTTTTCCCACCCTAATTGAACTGCGCCTTGATAAGTATGATTGCCCGAGAGAATGTGCTTGGTTCGCTTATTGACCACGATAGGTCGGTACTGACCCATTACCTCAAGGGACTGAATGATGGTGCCTATATCGCCCTCACGCGGGTTGAGAGGGTGAACTTTAATCTCGTTGATTGTGACTGTCTCGATGTCCTCGGGTGAACTCTCGCTTCGCTCAGGCTGTGTATCAGGCTCAACAGGCTTACGCTCGGGAAAACCAAGGCGCTCTTTGATTGCTTTGATTGCTTTCTGCTTTGTCGGAGCCTCGGCATATAGTTGCTCTTTCCAAGCCTTGTACGCCTCCATCTCGACTGTGAACTTCCAAGCGCTAACCTTTACTTCAGGGTCGCTAGGTAAAGGCTTAGAATCGGTTATGTTGGCGTTGTCTTTACCGCTTATCAATCTATCTAAAGTCTCAACCTCAGATTGAGTGAAGCCCGTACCATCGAGTTCAGGTAAAGCGGTCAGCAAAGATTTGAGAAGTGGCTCGTTGTATCCAGCCAAGTCAGTTAAGCGATTATCAGCCAAAACAATCTTACGAGCAGACTCTTCATCTACATCCACATAAGTTATCTTGATTTTCTTCCAGCCGAGTTTCTTTGCCGCTTTGTATGTGTGATTACCAGCCAAGATAAAATTTGTTCCGTACTGAACAACAATCGGACGGTATTGCCCATGGGCTTTGAGCGATTGAGCAATCGCTTCAATGTCACCCCTGCGTGGATTCGTTGGATAACTCTCAAGCGTGTTGAGTGCTACTGAAGCAACTTGTCCAACTTTTATCTTCGCTTTCATTTAATGTATATCCACGCCTCGAAGTTATAGAACTTCCAAAACATTGTGCCTACTGTGAACCCTGCGTTCTCTGCCAATATCTGATTTCGCATTGATGAGTTCACCTTCATCATAGGTCTGAGGTCGCGCTCTTTGTTTAGTATCTGTTCAGGGGTAAAGGCTTTACGCTTGAAGTCATAATGAGCGCCGTTGATTACTTGCTCAAGTTCGCCCGATTCTTCTCGTACTTTCTCTGCCCATATAAAAGCCCCACCCTCAACTAGAGATTCATAGACGACGCTCAAGATGTTTGGTCTGTCCTCATACGGCAAGAACTGAAGTGTGAAGTTTGAAATGATTAGACTCGACTTACCGAATCCATTGAAAGCGCGTAGGTCTTTGCGGACATAGATAGTTTCATCATGGGACTCAGGCAATAAGTTATCGGCTATATCGATTCCGACTTTCTTACCATGGTGGGGAAGTCGTTCTAGTAGCGTTCCAGTTGAACAGCCAAGGTCAATCACCTGAGTATCTTCAGTCATAAAGTATGTACTCAAGTCACAGATTGCCTCAGTCAATGTGTGATAGTTCGGGATTGATTGCGCGATGTGTTCATCAAAGTTCTCAATCGTCTCGAATGAGAATGGCTCAGTAGAACTCATGAAGCCTTCTACCAATCGCTTCCACGACTGGGATAGTGATTGTCCTTCCGCACCGTTCGTATCTTTCGGAATCTGAAACTCGTCGTCCGTCATCGTAGAACTCCGTCCATCCATCGGGTAATCCTTGAAGGCGCTCGCACTCCAAGGGAGTTAATTTCCTAATCGCAAAACCATCCTCATCTCCGATTTGAACTCCGTGACGGTCTTGCGCTGTTATCGTGTACATCGGGTCGCCGTCATCTTTAATGAGTCGCCCGTTTGGTGATTTGTTTACTCTTGCTACATCGAGAACTGGTCTAACGAATGGCACATTGTTTCCACCTGTTCCCATGTGAGCCAATAAAGTTGGAGCCACATTCTCGAAAGTTCTAAAAGCGTTATCTCTGCGAATGAACTGCTCGACTACATACTGTCGAGAGTTTCCTCCTTTGTAATAGTGGGCGTCGAGGGTCGGAGAAATGTCGGAGAAAAACCCCTGCCTTCCTTCTCGTTCTTCCGAGTTCGCGCCATCATTGCTTCTACCTGTTGCTCCGATAGGAAATACTTTTGGTCGGGGGTTTCCTCTAAGATGTCCGATAAGGAATATCCTTTCTC